ATTTTTAGCTAATTCATTCGCTATAACATGTAACAAAATTTCACTGTCGGAATTGGTGTTGATATGACGCTGATTCTCAACCAAATATGTTTGTAATTCTTGAATGTTGGTTATATTTCCATTATGAACCAGAGACAAACCGTACGGATGACTTGTATATAACGGCTGTGCTTCTTCTATCGTAAGTGTTCCGCGTGTAGAATACCGAACGTGACCCAATCCCATGACATTTTCACGTAACAAACCATCTATTTTATTGGAAAAAACGCCGGAAACAAGACCCATTCCTTTGTGTATTTGTATTTTACCACATGTATTTACCATGGAAATACCTGCTGAATCTTGTCCACGATGTTGAATATAGGTCATACCCGCTACCAAATCATGTTTTAGATCGTGATTATTTTCATCAAATATACCTACAATACCACACATGATTACTACTATAAAATAGTAAATATTTCTATATTTTTATATTAACTAATTTTCCTATTCTCAAAAATTGAAATAACAAAAACAACATAAAAACAAAGCCATATATTTATATTAACATCATGAGTATACAACTCGAAAGCAGTGTTCAACGCAAGTGTAACAAATCAATTATGAGCATTGTAAAAGAAATGGATACGATGAAATTGCCGGATGTTCCCGATAAAACAAAAAAAAATCCTAGGGCACCCCGAAAAAATAAAAAAGAAGAAAAATCCGCAGTTGAATTACCAGATTCTACTAGTGATATGATACAAAAAATAATTGAACATGAACATGAACATGAACATGAAGTCGACGTCAAATCAGAAAAAAAACCCGAAGGTGTTCTTAGTCATTTGGGCGATTACGAAGAAGCACCATTCACTATGATTCAATCTTATTTTCGCGGACAACATCTGGAAAGACTTGTGCGCCACCAAATCGAATCCTACAATCATTTCACCAATTTCCAAATTTTAAGAACGATTCAAATGTTTAACCCGGTGTCTATCCGTTCCGAAAACGATTTCATACCTGAACATAACAAATATTTGCTCGAAATGTTTGTTAATTTTGAAAATTTAAAGCTATTCACGCCGCAAATCCACGAAAACAATGGAGCGACTAAAATGATGTTACCTCAAGAAGCAAAACTGCGCAACTTTACCTACGCTTCTAGCATGTACATTGATCTCAATATTCAGTATGTTGTTCGAAACACGGATAAAATGGACACACCCAAAATCATTCAAACCACTCTACCAAAAATAAACATTGGTAAAATGCCGATCATGTTGAAATCCGCCATCTGTGTTTTGACACAAAATAGTCATATCCCTCACGCGTTTACCGGAGAATGCCCTATGGATTGTGGAGGTTACTTTATCATCAAAGGTTCAGAGAAGACCGTTCTTGGACAAGAACGTGCTGCGGAAAATCGCGTATATTGTTTTGATGGCAAAAACACGACCAAATGGAATTGGTTTGCGGAAATAAAATCTGTACCCGATTTCAAATGTATCTCACCTAAGCAAATTGAGATGATGATTGCGTCTAAAAACAATGGGTTTGGAAATCCTATATTTGTTACCATTCCGCGCATTAAACAACCCATTGAACTCTTTGTACTATTTCGAGCACTTGGGGTTTCCAGTGATAAAAAAGCGTGCGAATATATTGTATTAGACATACATTCAGACAAATATGCTGAGATTCTACAGTTTTTACAATCATCCATTATCGATGCCGGTAAATATATGACACAAGAAGACGCACTCCGACATATTACCGCTTCTGCTGCGTATACACCGATGAATATGGACAAAGAAACTGGTAGTAAGAAAAAACGAGAGTTTACGATGGAAGTTCTTAATAATGACCTGTTTCCTCACTGTAAAACATTGGAACAGAAGTTGTATTTATTAGGATACATGGCGAATAAATTGATTCAGACGTCGTTTGGTTGGCGAGCACCTGATGACCGCGATTCTTATTTGAATAAACGTATTGATTTAACAGGCACCCTCTTGAATAATCTGTTTCGTAACTATTTCAACAAGCTAGTCAAGGAAATGCAGAAACAGGTCATCCGTGAAATCAACAATGGGTCATGGCGTTCCACCGAGGATTATGAAAATATCATCAATATGACTAATATTTACAAAATTATCAAGTCAACTACCATCGAAAATGGTATTACACGCGCACTTTCTACCGGTGATTTCAGTATCAAACAGTCCAATAGTTCCAAAGTAGGCGTAGCACAAGTACTTAATCGCTTAACCTACATGTCTAGTTTGAGTCATTTGCGACGTATCAATACTCCCCTGGAAAAAAGTGGGGAACTGATTGCCCCACGTAAACTTCATAACACAAGTTTCGGGTTCTGTTGTAGTGTGGAGACACCAGAGGGGCAGTCTATTGGTGTAGTCAAAAACATTAGTTACATGGCACATATCACTATTCCAACAAATAGCGCATCTCTCTATGAATACGTTGAACCCTATATTTTAAAGGTAGACGATGCTCAATCGAAAGACCTATATAATCAAGTGAAAGTGTTTGTAAATGGTGCATGGGTAGGAATCACCAAAACACCCATGGAACTTTATGCCGAAATGAAAAATAAAAAATATTGTGGAATCATTAATATTTATACATCAGTCGTCTTCGATTATAAAATGGCCGAGATACGCATTTGTAGTGACGGTGGGCGTTTAACACGTCCTTTATTGAAAGTCAAAGACGGTAAAGCCGTTATCACAAATGATATGATTAACGGCTTGGAAAAAGGCGATTTGACGTGGAATGATCTGTTAAATGCATGTAAATTAGACGAATCTGTCATTGAATACATTGATCCAGAAGAACAAAATTATGCTATGATTGCCATGAAATCAAAAAAAGGCTATTTACAAGATGACACTGTGAAAATCAATTATACACATTGTGAAATCCATCCGAGTACAATTTTCGGTGTATTGGCTTCATGTGCTCCCTATCCTGACCACAATCAGGCACCGCGCAACACATATCAATGCGCGATGGTAAAACAAGCTATTGGGGTGTATGCTATTAATTATGACAATCGCATGGACAAGTCAGGATACATCTTGAATTATCCTTCGCGACCCCTGGTAGATACGCGTCTCATGAATTTTATTCAGTTGAACCGTATTCCATCAGGGTGCCAAATCCATGTGGCAATTGCGTCGTTCACCGGTTACAATCAAGAAGATTCTATTTTAATCAATAAGGGTTCGATTGATCGAGGCATGTTTTCCGCCACAATTTATCACACAGAAAAAGACGAAGATAAAAACATCATTCGTGACGAGATTATTCGTTGTAAACCGGATCCTACCAAGACCAAATGCATCAAATTTGGCAACTACGACAAATTAAATTCTCAAGGTTTTATTGAAGAAAACGAACTAGTAGAGAACCGTGACATTATTATCGCGAAAATCATCCAAATTAAGGAGAATCGCAATGATCCAACCAAAACCATCAAATATGAAGATCAGAGCAAGAATTTCCGTACCACCGAAGAAACTTACATTGACAAAAATTATACGGGACGCAACGGTGATGGTTACAACTTTGCCAAAGTGCGTGTCCGTACTTACCGTAAGCCCGTCATTGGGGATAAGTTTGCTTCGAGATCGGCTCAGAAAGGTACTGTAGGTAATATCATTCCAGAAAACGACATGCCTTTTACCAAGGACGGTATGCGACCGGATATTATTTTGAATCCCCATGCGATTCCTTCGCGCATGACCATCGGACAGTTGAAAGAAACATTGTTAGGCAAAGTCTTAATTGAATTGGGGATGTTTGGTGATGGTACCAGCTTTGGTAATCTCTCTGTCAAAACGATTACCGAAGAATTGCTCAAATTGGGATATGAGAGTTATGGTAACGAAGTCATGTACAATGGTATGACAGGGGAACAGATGGAGATGAGTATCTTCTTTGGTCCCGTATTTTATCAGCGACTCAAACACATGGTCAATGACAAACAACATAGCCGTGCGATTGGTCCCATGGTCAATTTGACCCATCAGCCTGCTGAAGGTAGAGCACGTGATGGTGGATTCCGTATTGGTGAAATGGAACGTGATGTATTGTGTTCTCATGGCATGACCAAATTCACACGCGAACGTCTATTGGATGTCTCCGATAAATACAGTGTACATGTGTGTAAGAAGTGCGGTATGATTGCGTGTTTCAATGATGGAGATAAAAATCGTGCTTATACCAACAACGATTTCTCCATTCATCTGTGTAAAACATGTGGTAACAAAACAGACTTTGCGTTGGTGGAAATGCCCTACGCCAACAAACTCTTGTTCCAGGAATTACAAACAATTAATGTAGTACCACGTATCATTACCGAATAAATAATTCAGGTATTTGTGTTCCGTTGTTAGAATATTTTTATTTATGAAAAACATCATAATCAACTATATCAACACAACCAGATATCGCACCTCTCTTTTTCAATTTAGTAATTTTTGTATTAGAATATGTATTTTGAAATCCATTTTTTATTCTTTTTTTGAAATCTGTATATCTTTGTTTATCATTAAATTCGTAATTATCACAATTTTCATTACAAAATGTTTTTTTACAAGTATTATAGGTAAGATCATCATCTTGTTTTGTAGGTAATTTATATGGAATATTATATTTTTCAGAACTTTTTTTGAATACTTTTTTCATTTCTACCATATAATCTTTTTTACAAAAAATTTCACATTTTTTCAAGGATGATTTGTTCTTTATTGTTTTTTTTATTCTCTTATTATTTTTTTTTGATTCACTCAATAATTTTTGTAATATTTTTTTGGATTTATTCATTTTTTATATTATACCTACCGAAAAGAAAAGCCCTTCGGAGTAAACAACTCCAGACATCGTTATTTATTGTTAGTAACTTCTTCGACACCTTCGGTGTACGAAGAATCTCCAATACGCGCAAATATACATAATTTTGTATACCGTATAATAGTATATGAGTGATACAAGTGTACCAGATAATACAATTATTAATGATATACGAACATACGCCGATTTTAAGTCTATTAGTTTTTCCGGTTATAAAAAAACAGAAGCCAAAAATCAACTCATTGAAAGTTTTATCAAAGGAAAAATAGAACCGGCATGTCATTGGGCTGCCGAACTCATATGTGCGGGACATTACATTGATATATGGGAATGTATCCTTTTTTATTTAGGAAAACATATTCACGCTGCGAATCCTAAAATGGTGATTTATCTAGAAAAACGTTACAAAATATTCCGTAATATCATACAACAAGGATTGTTTGTGAGTGAACTTGATTTGCGTAACAATGTTACCATACGTAAACTTTTCGCGGAAGTGATAGTTATTTTGTCTAAATCGCCACAAAAACATAGTTTTGAAACTCTCAAAATAGATCGTGTGGAAGAATTTGATATTACAAAAATGACTGACCGATTAAAAGCGCCGAATGTACAATATGCGGAAGGGTTGTTAGACTATGAAGACCCGAAAGAATTGTTCATTGTTATGAATGAATTTGCTTACCAAATATCTTCGGAAAATATGATTGATGCCTGTTTTTGGATCGAATGGATCATTGAATTTGACCATATTTGTAAAACACGCAAACAATCTTCCAAATGTAAACGTCGTGTTTATCCAGTAGAGAATAAATTTCAAAAAGACATTATTTGGATGATGTGGGATACATTAATTTGTTACAGTAAAAAAAAGGGGGTTTTTATTCAGAACATTATGAATTCGCTGTTGGAGCTATTTTGTATAAAATATACTACAGCTACTAGTAAGAAGCGCAAATACATATTATATTATGCGATCGAATTGTTAACCGAAGTGATTCCTACAAGTGTTGAATTGACATCGAAAGAAACCAAAGAAATACTGGAAGTAGTTCTCGATAACATTCACGCAATTTATAAACAAATCAAAAAGAATGAAAATGGACCCGGAACCGACTATTTGTTTTCCGGATTGGGTTCGGAAAATAATTTGGAAAAATCGGTGAAAAAACTCGAAATGCTTCGTGCCATGGAGATTACACCACGTAATTCAATTACATAATTGTTGATATACTCCGTGTATTATTTTTGAAAATTCTGTGATATTTTCTTCGTTTCCATTTACATGACTATTGTCAAACATTCGCATATGAATCCTACCTGTATTGGGTAATTTATTTTTATGTTCATCGTATTCTGTTTGATTCATGGTAACAATACATAAATATATAGGTTTTTTGTATGTTTGTTCTAAATTTTGAATGAAATCAAACCATTTGGGTATGTCATCCGGAACACTTACAAAACGATCTATCCAATTGTCGTTCATTGGTGTATTATTCGTAATCCTTACAAACATGATGGGTTCATTGCTTGTTACTATTTGGTTCAATCTATCGAAACGACGTTTATATGTTTCTTTCACAGTATTTCTTTGATTTTTGTAATTTTCATAACTTGAAAAATCATGGACAATCATCCCATCACGTTCTTTGATACTAAATTCGTGATTATTATGATGATATTCAGTGTCATTGTCAAAATTAAACCATGTATTATTATTGTGGAATGTTCGTATAACAAATGATTGATTTGCCAATAGCCAATCATATGGATATCTTTCTTGGTCAAAAATAAACTTCTGTACAGCCTGTGTAATTATACAACCACCCACACCTCCCAAACTGATAATCTTCATTACAAATAATTATAAAGTTCTTTTTATGATTATTTTTCACTATATTTTCATATTATTAGTATTCGTATTAGTATGCGCCAAAAGAACTGCCAATTAACGCGTTAGCTGCCACTGGTCCCATGGGTTCGGAATAATTTTGTGAAGACATCCCTCCCTTCATCATATGGTCATAGTTATCAGTCTTTTGAGCACGCTGAGTTGTCATAGGTGCGGGTGGGAATACATCATTTTGTAAATGTCCGTCTAAATAATCCGCCTGGCTGGGGCTATGACCTGATGACATTGGTTTGCTCACACGTACACCATTTTTCACCGATTTTTTTCGGTCATCATTATCATGACCATTCCACAATTCACTAATACGGTCCACCAAGATATTAGCCTTGACGCCTAATTTAGATTGGATACTCAATACGATGACTAAAAATGCTAAAATAACATTCGTTAAAGCAAGGTTCTCGTACTTAAATCCACTATACGTGGGAAAAAATGTAATGACGCGATGAATCACAATGATTCCACAGAAAATAACAATCACTTGAATAAAAATCTCTAACAATAACTCTAAACTAGATTTCTCCGGGTCAGCTTCCGGAACGAATCGTTGAATTATTTTGTTGAGTACTACTACCGGAATTAAAGCATAAATACCATATTGTAACACATTAAATATTTCTGCTTTATCTTCTTCACTGGATGAAAATACATGCCCTATAAATGTTTTTTTGGAAGAACTATCTCCTGCTTCTTGAAAATGATTATCCATGGTATAATTTTTAAACTTCTATATAGTTTGTCCATAGAAAATATATAAAATGATTGTTATAGTTATATACAGTAAATGTCACGCATGTTTCGTTTTTTAACCTTTCCTTCCTTATGTTCGTCTAAACCAAATATGATTATTGACCCATCCGATGGGGTTCGTCCTATTGATTTTTCAAATAATGTCATCACTGTTCAACCAGAAAATTCATTAGATAACGTACAATTATCATTGACACCATCCGAAAAAATATTGACCAAAGTAGTCAGCGCAACCAGGAAGTTTGATAATACTGAAATAGATTGTTGTAATTCTACAAGTTTGTTTGTAGATGTTCCGCACCTATACGCAGATGAAAATCCGTATCAAGAATTTGATTGTCGCCAATCAGAAGATGTAACAAAAAATAAAATAAACAAGATTTTCAATTTCAAAACATTGTCTTACAAAAAACGCGGTGAAGATGGAAATACCAACAACATTCATTTGAAATTAAGTGATATCCAAACTCCTTCTCGCGTCGCTGAAGATAAGCATCCTTTGGATAAATCAAACCATTTATTGGAACTCACATGTTCAGATACCGCGCTACTACCCGAAAAAACAGTTAAAAGTGATGATTTGATGTCCAATGGACATCTAACAACGAAGGACGAAGTCCAGAGTTGTTTAACACAAGAAAAAATTCAAAATCTATCTTTTCACGAAGAAACACAATATTTAAATTTAATACGTGAAATCATCCACACTGGTTCCTTCGAAAAGAGTCGCAATGGAAATACTTATACAAAATTTGGTCATCATATGCGTTTTTCGTTGAGAAATGGCATGATACCGATTTTAACTACCAAAAAAATGGCATGGAAATCGTGTTTTGAAGAATTGTTTTGGTTCATTAGCGGTTCTACGTCGTCGATTGAACTACAAAAACGTGGTGTGAATATTTGGAATGGCAACGGAACACGTGAATTCTTGGACAGTCGAGGATTATATCATTTGGAAGAAGGTGACTTGGGACCTATTTATGGGCATCAATGGCGTCATTTTAACGCAGAATATACCAATTCAGCAATGTGTTACAAGGGTGAAGGAATCGACCAATTAAAATACATTATTGACGAATTATCTAACCCTGAAACACGTACTTCACGGCGTCTTATCATGACCGCTTGGAATCCTTGTCAAATAAATCAGATGGCTTTACCTCCATGCCATGTAATGGCACAATTCCATGTGCGTGACAACAAATATTTGTCTTGTGCCTTGTTTCAACGCAGCGGTGATGTCGGTCTAGGAATTCCATTCAATATTGCTTCATACGCGCTACTAACACATATTTTAGCCAAACATTGTGAATTAGAAGCAGAAGAATTTGTCCATTTTATAGGTAATTGTCACATATATGAAGAACATATGGAGGCGCTTAAATCACAAATTATACTGGAACCCATGATTTTCCCTAGAATTAATATCAACAAACGTGATGCGATTGAAGATTACGGTTTAGGCGATATTGAATGGGTGACGCCCTATCACAATCATCCTCCGATTAAAATGAGCATGAAAGCTTGATGATTTTTTTCACGCGTTAAAAAAGATTTAGAGATATCCACTTTAGTATTATATTATTTTTAAAATAACATGAATAATTCCAATGCTGCTGCTAAAAAACGACGTGCTGGTATTCTACCCAATACTCCTACTATGCCACCAGGCACACCCAATTCTGGTCCCACTACTTCAACACCTAGTGCGGGTCTTACACTTCCACAAGTAATTGCTGTCATTGACCAACGCCTTATTACTTTGGAAAATTTTATGAATGAAAGTGATAATAACAATTTATCCATTCCAAATCTATCCAATGGTGAAGAAGTGGATGGTGATGAAACGGGAATTGTCATGGATAGTAAGGAATTCAATACCTTTGTCGAAGAAATCAACAACCGTTTTCAAATGTTAGCTGAGGAAATTAATACACTCAAGGACACTGTCATTAAATTACAAGGTTATACCATGGATGTTAACAAAGTTCTCCTTAGTGAAATTACCAAGAATGAAGGTGGTGAAATGCCCACGATTTCTTTAGGGGAAAATGAGAACGTAAAATTCATTTTGGAAAGCATGAAAGAAGAGTCAGAATCTAAACCTGAAGCAGAATCACAAACATAATTCGTTAGTAAAATATAAATTAATTTTGCTAATAAAATATAGACAGTTTTTGAATCTATATTTTATACAATGTCGACCGCTGATAAATTATTGAACGATATTGAAAAATATAAAAATACCTTTTATTCTGAAAACAAAAAAAACATTTTTTTCAAAAAATCGCAAAAGATGGAGGTAGCCACACAAATTTGTAATGAATTTCATATTGAGGAATTAATTAAAAAAACCGTTATGGTATTACCCGATACAAATCGCGTTTATATTGATTACCCTTTTTTTAAATTATATGCCACCCCAGATAATTACAAACAAATCATTGATTCTGTTATTGCGTGTTTCAATGTATGTATACAGAAATACGGCAATTTTGAATGTCATATCAATTTGAATTCTTTCACCATTACTGCGGCAGAACGTTACAAAACTGCGATTGAAATATTTTGTAAAGATTGTTTGAAAAGTGAAACGCGTTATGGACGAATGTTGTCCAAAATGTACATCTACCATTCCCCAGGTATGATAGAACGTTTTACATCAATTTTCCTCCATCTTATTGACCCATATGTTCGTGACAAATTTGTTCTATACAACAAAGAAGAGTCGGACGACCTTATCAGACAACTCTTCATATAATACAGTGAACCAAGGTTCCCCGTAAAAATTGATAAAGAATAAAAAAACATAAGAATAAGCCAAATAACACACTATATAATGGCAAATTTTAATATCGAAATTAAGGACAACCAAAAATGCGAGGTATTTTCCACCATATTTCAGCATATGAAATTGTTTTCGGATAATATCAATATATTTTTCAAAACCGACGGGATTTCTGTCCAAACTATGGACAATAACCGTGTTTCGGTGATTGAATTGTTAATTCCATCGACATGGTTTGACCGTTATGAATTAGAAGAAGACGTGGTTATTGGTATTCATACAGTGCTGTTGTTCAAAATACTGGGAACACGTGAAAAGGAACAAATCATTCTCATTGATTATGAAGGAAGCAATTCTGACCGCTTACAAATCCGGTTTGAGTCGGACAAATCTTTGTTTAATAAATCATTTGAAGTTCCTCTCGTAGATTTAGACACTGAAATTATGGGTATTCCCGAGATGGAATACGAAGCTGAGTTTACATTACCCTCTGCTCATTTTGCGGGTTTAGTCAATCAATTGAAGATGTTTGGTGACAGCATGGACATTCAATGTTCTGAGGATGAAATCGTATTGTATGCAACTAGTGTAGATTCCGGAAAAATGTCGGTGAAAATAGACATTGATGATTTGAATTCGTTTGTCATTGATGAAGGCGGTCAAATTCGTTTGTCTTACAGTTTAAATAATTTATACAACATGGTACAATATCATAAATTGTCGGCAAATATCGACATTTCATTGAAAGCAGATTTTCCGATGAAATTACGATTCAATATTTTAGGGGATACTACCGCTTATATTTCTATGTATTTAGCACCTAAGATAATGGACGAATAATCGCGCGGCATATTGGTAAATATTATATAGAAAAATATAATATCTATTGTGTAAAACAAAAATGACTACATTCACTTCTTTCCTTATTTTTATTGCGATACTTTTTTTGTACGTTCACATTACATCGCAATACAAAAAGAGCGAGGATTTAGAAATTTATGAGGCTGATTACATTTCGAATTCACAAATTCAAGAAGTATGCGAGGTTCGACAACCCGTTTTGTTTGACCTTCGTGCGGTTGCTCCGCCATTTTTAGCCGAAAATAAACTAGATTGGGAGAACGTTATCGAATCGGCCAAAAAATCTTCCATGAATGTCCATATAAAAGACGTTACCGATATTCGTAACATGGATGTCGAACATGGTGGCGATTCTGTACCACTACCCCTTTCCAGCGCATCGGGATTGATGGAAACGGACAGCAAAGGGCGGTTCTTTTCGGAGAACAACGAGGAATTTGTGGGGGAAGCATTGGAAGGACGGATGTCATCCATGGACGATTACATTAAACCCAGTTTTACGGCCATTACTAAGCGTGATTTGATGTTTGGCTCTGATGGTGCTTACACACCCATGCGATATCACACCGATTACCGCCGTTTTTTATTGGTAGCGTCGGGTAAAATATGGTTGAAAATGTCGCCTTGGAAAAGCCGAAAATTTTTGCGTGTTGAAAAAGACTACGTGAATTACGAGTTCCGAAGTCCTATCGATGTTTGGAATCCACAAGAAAAATTCATAAATGATGTGGAGAACCTGAAATGTTTGGAATTCGAGGTTTCATCTGGTTTTATGTTGTATATTCCGCCTTATTGGTTTTACAGCATTAAATATGGAAAATGTGGTCCCAACCTAACTCCGAAGGAGTCTGAAGATGGACCTACACAAATATATGGGTGGACATACAATTCAGTAATGAATGTTGCATCGAATTTGCCCGAATGGGGTATGTTTTATCTTCAACAATGGAATACCGAGAAAAAAACGTTGAAGAAATTGACGATTCGAGAACCGGAAGAAATAGAAGATGAAACGGAAGAAACAGAAGGTGTAACGAAGGAAGAAACACATGATTCCAAGGAGAGAAGTGGAGGTAAATCATCTAATTTAGGGGTACGAATCCAGACAAAAATTGTCGAAAACGAATAATATCGTATAATACTATATAACTATGAATAAAATCATACAACAAATACTGCTATCAGCTGTGATTATTGTTACATTGGATATAGGATTCATGAATCTCAACAAACATTTGTATTCTTCCACCGTGATTGATGTTCAACGCGTAGTTATGGTACCCAGATATACTGGATTTGTAGCTGCGTATATTTTCACGGTTGCTATTCTCTATTGGTTCATTTTGCGTCAACGCCGTCCTATTTGGGAAGCGATTCTTCTGGGTGTAGCTGTCAATGGTATTTATGAAGGTGTTAACTACAGTATTTTCAAGAAATGGAGTATCGATATGGCTGTGATTGACACATTATGGGGTGGCGCGCTATTAGGAACAACCACTGCTATCATATATCAATTATTGTAAAAAACATGTAATAATAAACAAATACATTTTAGTTGTTTAGAGCTTCGCTGTCTGACCAAACCATTTATGCATAACACTTAATGGTTGTTCATCTGGTTCAAAATCATATAACTGACGAAAGGCTTCCTCCTTATCTTCGTCAGAGAACCTGACTGTTTTTTGTTCACAATCAATCGTGCCATCGTATTTTTGAATTCTAGATTTCCATAGTGGTGAACCTGCTGCGTAAAATAACCATTCATCGTAGTCTTTTATATGTAATTCGGGAGAACCTGGTTCTCTCAAACACGTATATTTACATACTTTACCTGCTATTTTCCATGATTTGGAATAGATAAAAGGACGATTCTTGTACATTTGAATGTCCGAGTCATGGTAGACAATGTACAATAATTTTGTTTCATTTTGTAAAACATAATTACGAGAACATGCTTCCCATTGAAAATCAGGGAATTCTTGATTCAGTCTTTCTATGTTGATTTGGCAACGGATGATGTTCTCTACACATGTTGCCACCATGGAATCTTTGGATTGGGTTCTCAAATAATTCCGGACTTCGTCCTTCGTTGTTAGGAGATTTTTATCCGCTATCGCTACGGAAAAATATTCCAATTCGCCTATTTTTTTTTGTAAATAATTGGATATTTTGTTTTTACGTAACGAAGACGTAAAATAATTATCCAGAATTTTTATAAGCAATCGGAGAACATGTTGTTTACATCCTGAAAAATAGAGTTCATAGGCCCAAAATAACGCTTGTTCATGGTTCTCCTGAAATAACGCTATTTTCAGGGAATATTCCACATTGTGTTTGGG